ACGACGGCGAGGAGTGAACCTTCTCGTTTCACACGGTACGGCGCACCTGACGCGCCCAAGAGGTAGAACGCCATGAGCGCCAAGTCCCTTCGACAGATGACCAGCGAGCAGCGCACGGACTTCCTCGCGTCCGCCCTCTCGTCGGGTGGTGAGCTCCCCACCGAGGTCGCAGGAAAGTTCATCGAGATCGCGCAGAACGCGACGCCGCTCCTCGCCGCGTGCCGCGTCGAGCCGATGGCCTCGAAGACGAAGAAGCTCCCCAAGATCCTCTTCGCCTCGCGCGTCGTGCGCGCCGACCCCGGCGACGGCGCCGCGCTCGGGTCGAGCCAGCGCATCGCCCCGACCACCTCGGAGGTCACGCTCAACGCCAAGGTGATCGAGGTCGAGGGCTTCCTCGGCTACACCGCGCTCGAAGACAACGTCGAGGGCGAGATGTTCGAGGAGACCTACCTCCGGCTCCTGGCCGAGAAGGTGGGCGTCGATCTCGAAGAGATGGCGCTGATGAGCGACGTGGACATCACCGACACGACGCTCGTCGCGCACGGCATGGCCCAGCAGGACGGCTGGCTCAAGCGCATCACCTCGAACGTCGTGAACGCGTCGAACGCCTACCTCTCGCGCGAGCTGCTGGAGCAGGCCCGGTCGAGCGTGCGCCTGAAGTTCCGGCGCATGAACCGCCACGCGTTCTACGTCGCCGAGAAGGCGGGCGACCGCTGGCGCAACATCGTCGCCGACCGCGCGACGGCCACGGGCGACCGCGCGCTCGAATCGGTCGATCTGCCCGTCTGCGGCGGATCGCGTGTGGTTCAGGTCGGTAACATGCCCGTCACCACGGGCACGCCCGACACGGCCCCGGCGATCTTCACCGACCCGAAGAACCTCATCCTCGGGTGGTACAAGAAGATGGTCATCAAGGTCGTGGACGAGCCCTGGAACGGCGGCGTGCACGTGTACATCCGCATGCGCGCGGCCTTCTCGGTCGAACAGGAGAACGCCGCGGCCAAGATCACGGCCCTGCGCGAGACGACCTGATCCCGCCCATCCTGCCGCCGGGTTGACCGACCGCGGAAGTGTCGAAAGGACCTCCGCACCCGATGGCAAACCCCACCGCTCCAGCTTCCACCCCCAAGCCCGGCCACGTCTACCTCAAGCTCGCCGCAGGCGAGACGTACGTGCTCCACGGCGTCCCCGACGTCGGTACGGTGCATTTCACCGAGTCCGCGCCCGTCTGCCCGCACCCGATCCCCGCCGACTTCGTGCGCAGGCTCAAGCTCCACGAGGAGCGCGTGCCGAAGTACAACCACGAGGGCGAGGGCCGCGGTTCGGTGCCGCGCTTCGCGATCTCGCGCACGCCCTGGCCCGCGCCGAAGGTCGAGACCGCCGCCGCCCCCGAGGACGACGCGGACCTCCTCGAACACACGCCCGACGCGTGGCTCGCCGAGGCCGCGGCCGAGACCACGACGGACCTCGTGACGGCCGACGAGCCCGTGGCGCCCGCCCCGACGAGCGCCCCGGCGGTCGTCCCCGCCACGCCCGAGGAGCGCGGCCGTCCCACGCGCCCGACCGCGCGCCGCCCCAACGACCCGCCCGCGGGCGGGTGACCCGTCCTGAAGAGGCGTGAGCTACGCCTCGCTCTCCTACGCCCGCGACCAGGGCATCACCTCGCAGCAGGCCGACGACACGCGGCTCCAGCGGCTCCTCGACGAGGCGTCGAAGCGGATCGACCGCGTGACCGGCTGGTGGTTCGAGGCCCGCACCCTCACCCTCCCCTTCGACGGCCAGGACACCGCGTGCGTGTGGCTCCCGGCGCCCGTGATCACCCTCACCTCGGTGTCGATCGACGGGACGGCCCTCACGCTCGGCGACGTGCTCGTCTACGGGTCGACGGCCGCCCCGCGCCAGTCCCTTCGCGCGCCGCGCCTCGCACGGAGGAACGACGTCCGGTGGCCGAAGGGGCGGAAGAACATCACCGTCGTCGGGAGCTTCGGCTTCGTCGAGTCGGACGGCACGACCCCGACCGAGATCCGCGACGTGTGCGTGCGGCTCGCGGTGCGCGAGCTCGGGCTCATCACCGACGCCGCGGCACAGGGCGAACGCCAGCGCGGGCGCGTCTTCCGCGAGACCACGGACGGGCACGGCTACGAGCTCGCGGGCGTCCTCCCGGGCGCCGTCGGGGCGTGGCGGCAGGGCGGGCTCACGGGCGACCCCGAGATCGACGTGGTGCTCGCGGCCTTCCGCAGGCCGTCGCAAGGCGCGAGGGTGTGATGGCCGACGTCGACGTTCGAAGGACGGTCCCCGCGCGCCTCGTCGAGGACATCGACGCCGAGGGCCAATGCGAACCGGGCTGCGTACAACGCATCGCCAACGGCTACTTCATGGCCTGCCCTGGGTGCGCGATGCAGATGGTCTTGCCCGTGGGCGGATCGCGCGGCTGGACCGTCACCGCGGGCGACTGGACCGACCCGACGACGCTCTCGCTCCAACCGTCCATCTACCACCCGGCGACCGGCACGCCGAAGGGCTGCGGGTGGCACGGCTACCTCACGGGCGGCGTGTTCCGCTCGCTCTGACGGAGATCCCCATGCGCCCGCGCCTCATCCACCCCGTCGAGATCGTCGTGTCGCAGGTGACCCCCGGCGCGCAGACGCTCGACGCGACGTTCGAGGAGCCGATCGGGACGCCCGTCCGCGCGAACGTCACGCTCCGCGGGCAGGTGAAGACCGGGCGGAACCAGGCGCTCGCCATGACCGCCGGCGGCGCGAGTCCGATCGCGAACAGCGACGGCCGCGTCGTCTTCGAGATCGACGCCCTCGCGGCCGCAGGCGTCACGCTGCACGTGGGCGACGTGATCGTGTCGGTGGCCGGTCGCGCCGTCCGCCACCGCGTCACGCACCTCGACGACCACGCGACCTACGCCGGGCGGCACTGGCACCGCTGGGCGTACTTCGAGGACGAGGACCGGGCGTGAGTGGTGACGTGTCGATCACGACCTTCGGCGACTGGTCGAAGGCCGACAAGCTCCTCACCGGGCTCAAGGACCGTCTGCGGGCGCGCCTCGTCCGCGCGACCTTCCCCTTGCGCATCCGACTCGTCGAGTCGATCCAAGAAGAGATGCGCGGGACGCGCGCCCTGCACCCCTTCACGGCCGCGCAGAAGGGCTCGACCGAGCCGCTCGGCGGCCGGTTCGACGACGCGCTCACGTCGCGCGTGCTCGGCGCAAACGAGGGCCTCGGGGTGTGGGTGGGCTACACGGGCGAGGTCGCGCGGCTCGTGCGCATCCACGAGTACGGCGTCACGATCGCCGTCACCGACCGGATGCGCGGCTACCTCCACGCCGAGGGCCTGCACCTGCGCGCGGACACCGAGGCGATCGTGATCCCGCCGCGCCCCTTCCTCCGCCGCGCCGCGCGACGCGTCCGGGGCACCGTCCACGAGATCGTGCGCGACGCGCTCCGCCGCCGGTAGTGGCGCGCACGTTGCTCTCTCCCCGCGCCATGGACCGACTCGACTTCGACGCCCCGCGCGACGACGCGCCGCCCACGACCGACCCCGCCCCTCCCGCGCGCCGACGCCTCCCGGTCGTCCACGAGGCCGCGCCGATCGCGCCGTTCTGGGAGGAGTTTCTGTCGGGGACGCGCGACCACCTCAAGCGGCGGCGCGCGCGACGCGCCACCCGCGACGACGCGAAGCTCACCCTCCAGCTCCAGCGGACGAGCAAGAAGGCGCTCGAAGCGGGGCAGAAGCGCTACCCGCTCCGCGACCGCACGCTCCCGCCGCGCCCGAGGACCTGGGGCGAGTGTCAGGCGCGCGGCCTCGGGACGGCCGCGTCGCCGTGCGCGTACGTCGCGTGCCGCTACCACCTCGCGATCGACGTGACGCCCTCGGGCGGGATCACGCTCAACCGCCCGAGTGAGGAGCCCCAGGCGGCGCCGCACACCTGCACGCTGCGCGTGGTCGAGGCGCACCCGGGCGGGCTCGACCACTACACGATCGCGGACCTCTTCAACGTCACGCACCAGGGCGTGGCGGAAATGGAGGTCCGCGCCCTCGCGCGCTTCGCCGAGGCGTGCCGCAAGGCGGGCTTCTCCGACGTGACCCTGCGCGAGCTGCTGGAGATCACCCGCCGTTGACCCGCCTCCTCGTGTGCGTCGCGGCGCTCTGGCTCGCGCTCGCCGCCGCGGGCTCCGCCCTGCGGCAGTGGCGCGACGACGCCGCGCGCCTCCGGTGGGACTGGTACGCGCCCTCCGACGCGATCCTCCGCCCCTGACGGGGTAGACGCGCGGGCGAGGGGCGTGACGATCCTCTCCGCGACCGCGGCGCTCCTCGACGGCCTGCGCGCCGAGGGCCAGCTCGTGTCGGGCGCCGCGCCGTGGGGCGCGCGCGTCCACCTCCGCCGCACCTCCGACGTCGTCGAGGTCGCGGGCCCCGACACCGGGAACCCGGTGAAGGTCGCCTGGCCGTGCCTCCTCCTCTTCGGCCCCGACCCCCGGCGCCTGAAGGAGCACACGACCCCGCAGGCCCGCGTGCTCGCGAACTACAACGCCGACGCGGATACCGTGCAAGAGGCGCCCTGGCCGCGGTTCTTCGAACTCACCTTCACGGTCGTGTGGCAGACGCGCAGCGGCGTGAACACAGGCGCCACCTCCGCCGAGCGCCAGCTCCTCGCGGGGATCTCGCACTTCGAGCGGTGGTGTGAGCTGCACCCGAAGGTCGACGGCGCCGCCCTCTTCACCGTGAAGGCCCTCGGGTCGATGCCGAACGTGCGGCCCACCGCGGCGGACCTCTTCGAGGCCCGCGGGTCGATCCGCCTCGCGTGGGTGCAGGACACCGAGGCGGCCGTCACGGTCGACACCGCCGAGACGCTGGTGGTGACCGCGAGCGCCGTGCGCGTCCTGCCCTGACGGGTGACGCGCGGGCGAGGGGCGGAGGAAAGCCCCCCATGGCGCGAAGCGTAGGACAGAGAACCAGCATTCAGGATCGCTCCGGGTACATCGCCGCCGACGCGGTGGCCCTCGGCGCGATGGCGCTCGTCACCGAGCGCGGCCCGATCGGCGAGTCGCGGGAGGTCACCTCGTGGCCCGAGTTCCAGGCCCTCTACGGGGACCACGTGAGCGGCTACGTCGGGACGCGATGCGCGAAGCGCGCGCTCGACGCGGGGTGCGCCCTGCGCGTCTCGCGCGTCGTGCACTACTCCGACATCGCCGACTCCGCCACGAAGACGAGCGCCGCCGCGTCCGTCACGGTGCGCGACCGATCGAGCGTCGCGGGCCGCGCGCGCGTCACGGGCTCCGCCACCTTCCCGGTGCGCCTCGCCCACGGCGACACGTTCATCGTGAGCGTCGATCGCGGCTCGAACCTCACCGCCACCTTCAACGCGTACGCGCGGCGCCTCACGGCCTCGGGCGGCACCCACGCGGCCGTCACGGGCGGGCACTCGCTCGTCCTCGTCGTGAACGGCGTCCAGCGCGCGGTGGCCTTCGCCGGGTCCGAGAACAGCGCCGACCTCTTCGCCGCCGCGATCAACATCGGCATCCCGGGCGTCTACGCCGACGTGTCGAGCGGCAACGTCCGCATCACCACCGACAAGAAGGGCACGGGCGCCGCCCTCTCCGTCCACGCCTCGACCGACGCGGACGTGCTCGCGTCGCTCGGCTTCACGAGCGGCCAGGCGTCGAGCTCCCTCGGGTCGTCGAACGTCGCCGACATCGAGGCGGTCACGGCCGCCGAGTTCGAGAGCGTGGTGGAGGGCGCCGTCACGGGCTCCGCCGCGGGCGCCGACGCGGACGGCCACCCCTACGTCGAGTCCACGACGACCGGGAGCGGGAGCTACGTGCAGGTGATCAGCTCGTCGACGGCTGACGACGAACTCGGCTTCGGCAACGCCGAGGTGCAGGGCGCCTCGACGGGCGTGAACACGGCCACCTTCACCGCGAGCTCGGACGGCACGTGGGCGCACGGGACGCGGCTCGTGATCGACGACGACCCGGGCGAGCCCGCGACGCGCTTCCGGGTGCGCGTCCCCACCGCCGCGGGCGTCGTGCTGGAGACGCACGACCGGCTCTCGATGAGCTCGACCGACCCGCGCTACTTCGTGAGCGTGCTGCGGGACGAGTCGATCCGCTACCGCGGGGCGAACCTCGCGAGCGTCACGGCCGCGCCGTCGAACCGCCCCGCGAACGGCACGTACACGCCCACGGGCGGGAACGACGGGCTCACGTCGCTGGCCTACACGGACTACATCGGGCACGCGACGACGCGCACGGGCCTGCACGCGTTCGACCCCGACGCCCACTTCCGCCTCGCGTCCTGCCCCGGCGTCACCGACCACGACGCGCACGTCGCGGGCACCGCGTGGGCCGCGAACCTCACCGAGGTCCGGTACGTCGGCACGATCCCGTATGCGATCACCACCGTCGCGAACGCCAAGGCGTTCCGCCGCCGCGAGAGTCCCTACGCCTCGGGGACGGCGATCGACTCGGCCTACGGCGCCCTCTACGCCGGGTGGCACCGGGTGATCGACCCGCGCACCCGCGAGGAGCTGTGGATTCCGTCGGAGGGCGAGGTCTACGCCGCGCTCGCCGCCGCGACGAAGGAGTCCGGGCCCTGGCTCCCGATGGCGGGCTCGAAGCGGGCGAAGCTCTCGATCGAGGTGCGCGAGCTGCGCGTCGCCCCGGGGCCCGACGACGTCGAGGCCATGGTGCGCACGGGCGTGAACCCCTTCTACAACGACCCCTCCGACGGGTTCGTGATCGAGGGGCAGGCCACGCTCCAGCGCACCCCCTCGCAGCTCGACCGCCTGAACGCCTGCCTCCTCGTGGACTTCATCGGCGAGCAGGTGCGCGAGGGCAACCGCCCCGACCGCCACGAGCCGAACGACACGATCCTCTGGCGCGGGATGAAGGCCCGCACCGAGAAGTTCATGGAGCGCCTCGCGCAGAAGCGCGGGACGATCGAGCGCGACGACCAGGACGTGCCGCGCTTCCGCGTCGAGTGCGGATCGAGCAACAACCCGCCCGAGGAGCGGGCCGCGAAGCGCACGCACATCGACGTGTTCGTCGTGCCCCAGGGCGCGTCCGAAGAGCAGGAGATCGGCATCGTCGTCCTCCCGCCCGGCGCCACCGCCTGATCCCCCGCCCCCGCGGGTGACGCGCGCTCCTACAGGTGAGGAGTCGCACCATGTACCCTACCCCCGGTCCCCCGCTCGTCTCTGGCCGTTTCCAGCTCTTCGGCGAGGGGATGCCCCTCGGCTGGTGCAAGAAGGTCTCGGTCCCCATCGGCAAGATCAAGCGCACCAGCGTGCAGTCCGCGGGCAACGCCATGCCGACCCACTTCCCTTCGGGCATGGGCGAGCTCGATGAACTCGAAGTGTCGATGTTCGAGGCCGCCGATGGGACCGTGCGCCAGTACCTCCAGGCGTGGCGGCGGCAGTGCATCAACCCCCAGACGGGCAAGACCTCGGCGACGCCCGAGGCCGCGAAGCGTGAGCTCTCCGTCGTGATCTACGACCTCGACGGCACCGAAAAGGAGACGTGGAAGCTCAGTGGGTGCTTCCCGACCGACTTCGGGAAGCTCGAGCTCGAAGCGGGCAAGGAAGACGCGCTCGTGCCCGACATGAAGTTCTCGCTCGACACGGCCGAACTCGCCTGACGCCAACGCGGCGCCACGTTGACGCCGCGCGGAGGCGTATGAGCGACTCCTCCACCACGTACGACCCCCAGAAGGCCACCGTGCTCCCGTGCGGCCGGTCGATCGTCGTCCGCCCTCTCGACGGCCACGCGCAGAAGCGCCTCACCCCGAACCGCGACGGGAAGTTCGAAGATCTCCCCGGGGCGATCACCGACGCGCTCGTGCGGTCGATCCTCACCCTCGACGGCAAGCGCCACACGAACGACCGGCTGCGCGACCTCGTGCGCCGGATGCCCGACGGCTCGCGGCGTCGGGCGTTCATGCTCGCGCGCACGATCACCTACGGCTCGGAGTGTCGCGTCACGCCGAAGTGCCCCCACTGCGGGCAGGACAACGAGAGCGCGTGGCACCTCGACGAGATCGCCGACCTCGCCTACGACCCCGCGATCCTGGCGGATGGGTGGACGCTCACGCTCCAAGACCACGCGGGCAAGGCGTACCGATTCCTGATCGGCGTCGAGTCCGGGGTCACCGATGAGCAGTTCCAGAAGTTCGTGACGCAGGGCCACCTCGGGCCGATCGATCGACCGCTCGCGTTGGTGAAGGAGCTCGACGGCAAGGTCGTCGGCCCGCGCGCGCTCCTCGACCTCCCGGGCGACGTGCTCAACGCCCTGCGGCAGGTGCACGCCCTCACCGAACCCAGGACGTTCCTCTCCCCCGACCACGAGGCCGCGTGGCGCGAGAAGGCCCTCGACCTCGGGCGCAAGCTCGGCGTGACGATCGAGCGTGAGGAGCCGACGGAGGGCGAGGACGAGGGCGACGAGAAGCTCTGGTTCCCGATGGGCGGGCCGAAGACGCGCGTGCAGCTCGCGTGCAGGGGGTGCTCCAAGCCCTTCTTCTTCAGCCTGCACGACGATCCAAGTTTTTTCTTCCAGCACATTGTGTCCGCGCTGGACTGATGAACCCCGACGGGGACGCGTACCTCCTCATGAAGGGGCGCGTGTTCTCGAACTACGACGACGTGATGAACCTCGCCGCGCCCCTGCGGTGGATCTACGCCGACCAGCTCAAGCGCGACCTCGACGCCGAGCGCGCCGCGTACCAGAGCGCCACCCCCAAAGTCTGACGGTGACACCGCGGGAAGGGCGCCGTGTTCGACGACGAGGAGCTCGACATCGGGTTGCGCGTAACGCTGAAGGACGCGTTCAGCTCCGCCGCAACGAAGATCGAGGGGGCCTGGAAGGGGCTCCAGGCGCGGCTCCGCGGGAACACGCAGGGCCCCACGCTCCTTCAGCGCGGCCTCGACGGGGTGAAGGGCGCCGCCGAGCGCCTCAACCGCGCGCTCGCGGGCACGACCACGATCCTCCCGTCGTTCGGGTCGATGCTTCGAACGGCCGGGTCGATGCTCCGCGACCTCATCGGCCACGCGATCCGGTCGGGCTCCGAGATCGAGAACCTCGAGCTCGCGTTCACAACGATGCTCGGTGGCGCGGACGCGGCGCGCGCGCACCTCGAAGAACTCCAGCGCTTTGCGATCGGGAAGCCCTTCGAGTTTGCGCAGCTCGCGAGCGCGTCGCGGCTCCTCCAGACGTTCGGCTTCCAGGCCCGGGACGTGACGGGTCTCCTCACGGACTTCGGCGACGCGGCCTTCACGGCGAACACGGGCTTCGAGGGCGTCGAGCGCATGTCGCGCGTGTTCGGGCAGATCCGCGCGACGGGCAAGACCACCGTCGGGCATCTGAACATGCTCGTCCGCTCAGGCGTCCCCGCGTACGACATTCTGCGCGAGCGCCTGGGCCTCACCGGAGAGCAGCTCCAGAAAATCGCCCGCAGCGGCATCCCCGCCGAGCGGGTGATCACGGCCCTGCGCGAGGGGATGCGCGCGCGGTTCTCGGGCGGCCTCGACCGCGCCGCGGCGACCCTGGCCGCGAAGCTCTCGGACCTTCAGGACCTCGCGGGCCTCTTCTACCGGACGCTCTACCGCGAGCTCGGCCCCTACCTCATCTGGTTCATCGACAAGCTCTCGGGCGCGCTCACGGGCAACATGAGCGAGATCGCGCGCACGGTGAAGTACACCGTCGCGACGGTGCTCGGCGTCGGGCGCATCCTCGTGGGCGTCCTCGGCGGCGCGTTCGTCGACGTGCGCGAGCGCTGGAACCGGGACGCGGGGGGCGCCACGCGCTCGGTCACGCAGACGCTCCGCCGCTTCGCGCTCGTGATCGAGGGCGTCGCGGCGCTCGTGTCCTCGGACAACGGCCGAGGGCTCGCGCAGATCCCCCGCGGCCTGCGCATGAACCTCGTGGACAAAGGGCTCTGGCCGACGGTCGTCGCGACGGCGCGGTTCTTCAACCGCGTGCGCGCGCTCGTCGGCGGCTTCGTCGAGGGCCTCGCCCGGGGTTTTAGCGACGGCGCGCGGCGCATCCGCGCCGTGACCGACGCGCTCGGGATCACGCAGGCGGGCATGACGATGACGCGGGCCGAAGCGACCCGCCTCGGGGAGCGCCTCGGACGCCTCGTGACGATGCTCGCGCTCGTGAAGGCCGCGACGCTCGCCGTCCGCGCGGCGGGCCTGATCACCCTGCCCGTCCTCCGGCTCCTCGGGCCGACGCGCGACCCGACGACGGGCCGCTTCGTCGCGGGCAACGCCGCGGCGCTCGCGCAGGCCCTCGGGCGCCAGCTCGTCGCGACGGGGCGCGCCCTCCCCGGCATCCTCGCGCAGACGCGCATCGGCATGGAGCGCCTCACGGGCGTGACCTTGCGCTTCGTGCTCCTGAACCCGGTCCTGGCGGCCGTCGCCCTGGCCGTGGTGGCGATCGGCCTGGCCTCGCTCTGGGCCTACCGCCACGCCGACCAGCTCGCGTCCTCGTCGCCGAAGTGGCGCGCGCTGCGCGTCGCCCTGAACCTCGTCTTCGGCCCCTTCATCGAGCTCGCGGTGCTCCTCGGCCGCACCGACGGGTCGTTCGAGCGGTTCCGCGGGCGCGTCGTCGCGGGCGCGCAGTCGCTCTGGCGCGCGCTCTGGCCCCTGCGCGTGGCCGTCGCGATGATCGTGCTCGCGTGGTACGTCGTGCAGGCGCGCGTCGGGATGGCGCTCGCGTGGATGGTCGGGGCCCTCGCGCGGGCGGCGGTGTGGATCGGGGGTGCCCTCGGACGCGCGGCGCTCGCGATCGGCCGCACCCTCACGGCCCCCTTCGTGGCCCTCTTCGGGTGGATCCGCGCGCGCGTCGGGGTCTTCGCCGCCCTCGCCCGCGTCCTCTTCGCCCCCTTCATCTTCGTGGCCCGGTTCGCGTTCGGGCTCATCCTCGGCGCGCTGCGGGCCGTCGGGGGGTTCTTGGAGCGGCGGTTCGGGGTGCACCTCGCGGGGGCGCGCCTCGCGCTCGTGCTCCTCGTCGCGGGCATTCGCACGACCTTCAGCTCGCTCCCGAACCTCCTCCTCGCCCCCTTGCGCCTCGTGGCGCGCGAGATCGTGTCGATGTACCGCGGGCTCCCGGCGGCGCTGCGGCCCTCGGGCCTGGAGGGCGCGGCGCGCACCCTGGAGACCTTCGCGCAAGGCCCCGCGACCCCCGCGCAGGCGGGCGCCGTGGTGGACACCCAGGCCGCCGGCGCGGGCGCGGTGACGGCCGCGAACGTCGCCCGCAGGACGGGCGGGCTGGCCGCCGCGCAGACCCCCGCCGCCGTCGTCGTGAACACGCCCCCGCCGCCGCCCCCGGGGCCCACGATCGTAGAGATCGACGGCCGCGAGGTCATGCGGGCCGTCAATCGGCAGAACACCACCACGGCCCTGCGCAGCGGGCGCGCGGTCGAGACGGAGTAGCGATGCCCTCGGTCATCACCTGGACGACGACGCGCGACGCGCTCGGGACGGCCCTCGCGCACGTCTCGCTCGCGGCCGACGCGCCCGCGAAGCTCTACGGGCAGGGGCTCCTCGCGCGCCTGAACGCCACGGGCGCGGCCTACGACGCCGACAACGCCCGCCTGCGCACCACGGTCGACGCCGACGACGCGACCTACAGCGCCGCGCTCACCACGTGGACGACGGCGATGGGCCCGGTCTGGACGCGCGCCACCAACCTCTGCCGCTACCTCGAAGCCGCGCAGGTGGCCTACCAGTCGAGCTACGGCACGACCCTCACGCCGCGCATCGCCGAGACGACCCGCGGGCCCATCGTCCTCGGCGAGCACACCGTGCCCTTCCCCGACCCCTTCACGGACCCTTCGCCCGCGCGGGCCTGGGACACGATCCTCGACGGCGGCGGGGCGCCCGTCGCGCGCATCGAAGCGCGCGAGCTCTGCAGCGCGGGCGGGCGCGTGAGCGTCGCGGTCGCCGCCGCGAGTGACGGCGACGCCACGCACCGCAAGGTGATCCTGCGCCTCGGGTCCTACAGCGAGGTCTACGACGACCTCGACTTCACCGCCGAGGGCGGCACGGGCTCCCAGGACGAGAGTCTCCTCGTGCTCCCGTTCGTGCACCTGAAGCGCGCCGTGCCCGAGATCCGCAGCGCGCTCACGCTCGGCAACAGCGCGGGCGGGGTCCTCGACGCCGTGCGCAACCGCCTCCTCGGGCTCGCGGCCCTGCCGGTGGGCGAAGGGGCGCTGCGCGCGGTGGAGGTCGATCTCCTCCGTGAGACGGTCCTCGACCTGGAGCGCGCGTGGGCGGAGAAGCCCACCCTGCGGAACGTGCTCGCGCAGCGCGAGGCGGAGCTCACGGCCGTGATGGCCGACGCGCAGCGGCTCACGAGCTTCCTCGGGAGCGGGCTCGCGTGGTAGGGCGGCAAGTGCCGCGTTACTCCCCGCGCCTGAGTCGCTCGACTGCGGCGCGCTCGGCCACCGCGTCGGCGAGCTCGTCGTACGGCTCGGGCGGCGGCGGGATCACCTCAGGCGTAGGTTCGAGCACGGACGACTGCGGGACGTACGCGATCGAGTGCGGTTGCATCGGGCGACGGGGTGTGCCCGGCATCGGGCCGGGTGCGGAGGGGGAATCGGGGCGGCGACTCTTCCAGCTCACCCACCGCCCCACACGCGCCACGAGACGCGTACGAGGAACGTGAGTGCGGCGAAGAACAGAAGCCCTGCGACGATCAGGGCCGCCCGAGAGGGCGTGAGGCGCCAGCGTGGCGGTGCGGGGGTGCGGTAGGGGTGCACGCGCGGAGCGTACACCCCCTCGGGCTACCGCGGGAAGGCCGAGGTCGGGGCCTGCGCGAGCGCGATGTCGAGGAACGCGCGCAGCGCGCCGAGGGCGTCGACCGCGTCGCAGCCGTCGAGGCTCGCGCCTTCGTCGGCGGTCGCATCGACGGGCGGGAAGGCCCGCAGGGCGCGCAGGATCGCCCACGGGTCGCCCGGGTCGAGCGTGACGTACCGCGTGCCGTTGCCGCGGCAGTCGGGGCACTCTTCGAGGTCGCAGGTGGCCTCGGGCGACGCGCGCCGCGCGCGAATCTCGCCGAGACCGCCGCAGCCGTCGCACACGATCGGGAGACGCAGACGCTCCGGGTTCATGTTCATCTTCGCATCCTCCTGGCGAGGGGCGGAGCCCGAAGGCCCCGCCCCTCGCCCGTGGATCAGTCCTCGCCCTGGCGCATGAGCGTGAGCACGGGCTCGCCGTCGTCGCCGGGGCCGATGTGCGCCCACGCGTCGACGTCGCCCCCGACGCCGCGCAGCGTGAAGTACACGCGGTCTTCGTCCGCGGGCGCCGCGAGGAGCGCCGCGCGCACGTCGCCGAACGCGCGCAGGAGACGCGCCCCGTCCTCGCCACCCACGTCCGCGAAGAGGCCCGCGGTCATCGCGGTGTGGACGCGCACGCCCACGGCGTCCGCCGCGGCCGTCACGTCCACCAGCACGCCGTCTTCGAGGGCCTGCGCGCGGGTGTAGGCGTGGATGAGGTCGTCTGCCGTGAAGAGAGCTTCCATGGTCGTTCGTCCTTTCCTTCGTGGGCGTTACGCCCGGGTGATGCCGTAGTCCGCCATGCGGTCGCGGACGGTCGCGCGCGACACGCCGAACTCCCGCGCGACGGCCGCGATGCGCCAGCCGTGGGCTTCGAGCGACGCGAGGAGCGCCGCGCGGGGGATGCGCGTGCGCGCCGCGGTGAGGGCGCCGTAGGTCACGGGCGCGGGGGAGACCGCCGCCTCCATCGCCGTGAGGAGCTCCTCGCCCTGGTCGTTCACCGAGCGGAGCCCCGCGAGCGCGCGCGCCATGAAGTCGTCCGCCGTGAGACCGCCCGTCGCCACCGTCACTTCGAGCACGATGCGCATCCTCGCCCTCGCTTCTGTAGATAGGTACGTGCGAGCGCGACAAAAGCAACGCTCAAACGTTGCTTTTTTGGTCGTATCCTGTCACGGTTTCGGCGCGTACGATCCGCCCATGACGACCGACCGAAACGACCCCGTACACCGCCTGATCGCGCTGATGGACCTCGTGCCCGACGGCTACCCCGAGGACGTGCGCGGCCCCTTGCGCGAGGCGCGCGACCGGGCCGCGACGCACCTCGCCGCGGCGCTCGCGCCCGCCTGGACGGCCGCCGCCCTCGCGCGCGACCGGGTGCGGGACGCCGCGGGC